GCCTGACGGTTAAAGATACCACGTTCACCTGAACCTGACTCAACCAATGCCATCCACTCACGCATGAAGGATAGGCTGTCTGGCTTCTCAGTATAGGACACAGAGTTGTTAGCCAAGGCACGTTGAGGGTTGTTCTCCCACCATGCACCTGACTTAGCATGACGCATACGGTCATCACTCAGGTTGGACAGAGAGATCATAGCACTGCGGCGTACACCACCAACCACTACTACCTCACCGATCTTACACATGATGTCGTGACACTCAAGAGAAGATAGCTTACGGCCTTGTGCTTCCTTGAAGGTACGGATCGTAAAGTTAAACAGGTCAACCAAAGGAGCAGGACCAGAGGCACGGCCCCCAAAGGTCTTGAGTTTAGCACCAGCTGGTCGTACCTTAGACACATCCCACTGAGCAATCTCACCACTATACAGGAGTGCAATCAATTGACGGAACCCCTTAGCCCAACCTTCCTTGCTGTCCTTAACGACAATGATCGACTCACTCTCGAACAACTCAGGCACTTCTGGGAGCTTGCTGATGAACTGTCTCTCGACACTGAACCCGACACCAGTACCGCACAAGAGGATGAACATAGCCTCATCGAAGGCCTTAAGGTCATCTACGGGTAGGTAGCTACAGTTGTAGCCAGCTGTGTTGTCCCGTGCCAGTGCTGGACCAGCTGTCATCAAGGCCCGCATGGAAGGCATCACATCAAGAGACAGGATAGCATCCTCGATCTCTTTGGTGTAGCTGTCCTTGCCAATCTTAGGGTAAACGAGGTTGTCCATGTAACGTGATACTGTTTCACCCCATGTCTCACGGCGTCCCTCTTCGTCCAGCCAACGGGCATACCGTGACTTGTGGATAAAGGATTGATAGTCAATGTCACCACGGTTAAGACCTATATCTTTAAGCTGTCTGTCTGATAGCGTGTTAAGATGCTTGATAGCTTGACGATGCTCTGACCACATCACTGAGTACCTCAAGAACCTCACGAATATATTGTTTACCCATTTCTTCTTCATCTGTTATCCCCTGATCCTTTAATCATACCACGTTTAGCACGATCATTCAACTTGTCCATGTTCGTTTGCATCACCTCATTGAGGTTACTGTAGAAGTAGTTCGATAGTGCTGTAGCATAGAATACCACGTCTCCTAACTCCTTTACAATCTCTTTCTGACTGACCTTTGTGTTATCCCTGAGATACTTCTTTACTTTCTCAGCTACCTCACCAGCCTCACCCACTAGACCGAGAGTGTTCTCAATCAAACGGGTGTCACCTTCCGTTACAATCTTATCCTCTACCCAGTACGAGTAGTCCATAGGTGTAACGTCTACAATCTTGAAGGCATCAATGTCCTCTTGTGTAATCATTCGTATTCCTCTACCTTTGTTGTGAACCCATGATCTATATCAGATAAAGCATCAAGGTTATCCACTATCTCATCAGCAAATGCTTGGACAAACATGTTCGGTGTAATCCCTACAGCATCTGCTATCTCTTCAATACTAAACCGTTCTATGATACGGGTAGCAAGACTACTATTCATTTAACCATTCCTCTGGTATCTCCTTGTCTGCGTAGAGGAACCCATTCTTATCACACCAATCACCGTATGAAGACTTAGCACCCTTGTAGAGTTTGGCACGACTGTTGCTGAAGACGAACCTGATGTCATGTTCTGTCCCGTATTGTCGTTTAATTTCAAGGTGTTTACGTCTATCGGCTGCTGTGAAGCGGCCCTTGGTTTCGATTATGATGCCGTTGTGAAGAACAAAGTCAGGTGTGTACGTCCGTATCTTGAAGTCTTCCCACTTGATCTTGGTTTCTTCATAGGTGTACCGGATCTTTTTCTTCTTTAGCATCTTAGCTGTTTGTTCCTCAAGGCCAGATCTATACCCAGCCTTGAGTGCTCGTTGTCTAGTGGTCAGCTTCTTAGGCAATGTCTATCTCCGCAACCCTTGGTTCCTTAACTACTTTAGTAAGGTATAAGGGAAACGGCATAGCTGCATACTTGTACCCCTTGAGACCTTGACCATCATTAGCATCCTTCCAGCACTCCTTCTTGAAGTCACAGAAGACGCAGCCAATAGCCAGCTTCTCATTGCCTGTCTTGTAATCAAACTCAACCTCGTAGCACCGTTCAGGTGGTGTGTCAGAGGCTAAGACTTCTTGCAATTCAGTGACACGTTCTTGTGTGTCGGGTAGTAAGTCTTCAGATGGTTGGTACAGTACGAGTGAACCGTCCACCTTATTCATGGCCCAGAAAGCTACACCCTTGTTGTCAGGGACAGCCTCACTGTAGGCAGAGATTTGCTGCATGTATCCGAATGGATCATCAAGAGCTAGGCTTGCCTGAGAGAACTTCTTAAAGGCGGAAGGGGATGCTGACTTCACATCGACTACATGACCATCAATCACTGCGTCCATATGTCCTGTAATGCCAGCAACCTTTACCTTGTGTTGCTCATTTGTCACACTGTGACCTGAGAGTTTAGCTAACGTAAGAAGTATCTCTTCGATGATGTCCCCGTAAAGAAACTTGAGCAGCTTATCACCTGTCATCACTTCCCGGCTGTGTCCCTTGCTGTCATACCATAGTTGACGAGAAGGCTTACCGATTGCTGACAGGCGTAGTGTTGATCCACTTCCTGTACGGGGTTTCAAACGAGAACGGAGTAAGTCTTTAAGACTGTCCCCAAAGGTGTCGATAACCTTCTCGTTTTCTTCTGTCGATGTGTAACCTTCTGTGAGTACAGCATAGACATCTTCGATTAGGGTATCAATACCTTTGGGTTGATCTGTCATGTTAAATCCTTACTCGAATGCGATTTCCATTTCTTCTGCTGGTGCGGCTGCCACCGCTGCTGTTACAGCATTGGAACGGATAACCGCTGATGGTTGTTCAAAGTCTACCAACTCCATGACCTGTCCGAAATCAAAAAACATCTCCTTGGTCTCGTGGTTCATGTTAGACAGGTGACCCAGCTTAATGATGTTACCGTAGCTGCTATCTCCGATAGATACGAAGAGGTTCATCTTAGAACCGTTACCTACGAGAGCCTCAGTTGGGTTACCATCCTTGTCGTACACCTCACCGTAACGTGTCCAACCACTGCGTGTCTTCTCGTCAAGGCCTACCTGAATGAACCGTCCACCATCGAAGGTTGAGTCCTTACCTTCCTTTACTTTCTTGTTGAGCTTGAAGTCCTGCATGAGGCGATCCAGTTGATCGTTCATCTTGACTGCAACAGTGTACTCAAGTTCATCTGACATGTATTTGTTGGCTGGCTCCTGCACTTTAGCCCAGCAAACTTCAACATCTTTGAGTACAATTTTCTTATCAGTAGCCATTCATTTCTCCTTTGGCGTTAGTCTGTTTGATTATAATACACTGAGTAGAAGCACATGTCAATGAGTTTCTAACCAGTTCTTACCTATTTTTGCCTCACCATCCATAGGACAGTTCAGCTTGAAGAATTTACCAGCATCTACAATAGACTGGACTTGTATCTCTCCTAGTCTGTGAGCTTGGTCTTCATCAACTTCTGTTTGCCATTCGTCATGCACCCAAGCACACTGCTTAAAGTTAATGCCTTCCTTCTTGGCTTGACGTTGCCAGAAGACATTGGCTAGGCGCATGATGACTGTCTCCCCTCCCTGTAGGTAAACAGAGAGAGCAAGGTGGTCGCTGCCAATGGTAAGGATACGTCCATCAAGACCTTTCATCCAACCCATACTGGCAGCACGAGAGGCCTCACTCTTTAGTCTCTTGAGTGTAGGCAGTGCCTCGTAAAAGTTCTGCATAGACTTGTTTGCTTGTGCTGCATTACATCCAAGTATCTCTGCAATCTTACCTACACCTGCCCCGAGCAGGAAGGCATAGATAAATGTCTTAGCTGTCGGTCTGTCCTTACAGAACCTGCCCAGCGCATTCATGTTGAACGTGTGGATGTCGCCATCAATCACCTGCTCTGTATATACAGGATCGTTCATGTAGTGTGCGAGTACACGCAACTGGATACCTGCTGCATCCGTACCCACCAACAGCTTACCCTCTGGTACCTTGAACACCTGCCGACACTCAGCTGCATACATGCCATCCATCTTCCACAGGATACCATCCTTACCGTGAGGTACAGAGGGGATATTAGCCATGTTGGGACCACGATGAGCAGCCCTGTGTGTGACAGCACCGGGGGTGATGACTGTACCGTGTACCCTACCGTCATCCTGTGAGCCTTGCAGCCACTCAGAGGCGAGCTTCCAACGTGTCTCCAGTACCTTCCATGCCTTGAGACC